ACAAGCAGGTTTAAGAACACCCATACCATATGAATAGTAAGTTGTCATTAATGTTGCTAATTGCTCTGGAATGTAGTTAACCTCAGACGTAACGTCCATTAACTTAGCTACTGCTACTGCTTCAGATGTGAATAACATAGCTTTTAACTTCTTGTTAGTTCCACCTACATCAATAGAAGAGTCAACTGGGATATAGTTAGATTTGTAAATCTTAATACCAGCAACTTCCATAATAGTACCTTTATTAATACCACCATTGTCACCAGATGTAATATCTTTGTTCACACCATCAGATTGTGCTAAGTAAGAATAGATAATAGGTGATACTACTAAGTATTTCTCACCAGTTACATCTTTTTCTTCCATCGCTGCTACTGCTGCAAATGTTGCTTCGATTAAAGCATTACCTTTATCTTTAGGAGTAGCACCAGAGTCGATAACATCATTGTTAACTTCTGTACCATCTGCTTGTACTGCCTCACCACCAATTGTACCTGATGTTTGAGAAGCAATTACTAAGTTAGAAGCTACTGCTTTGTCAATCTTAACTGCTAAAGCCTCACCAGCTTGTTTAGCTAATTCACCTCTAGTTTCGAAGTGTAAAACTTTTTCTTCGAATTTATCAACTGCTAATGCGTAGTACTCTAAAGCATCAATATTAATAATTCTTTCTTTCACTGGGATAGAAGACATACTTAATGTTGTACCTGGTACGTGCGTATTAGTATCGGCATCTGATGATTGACCAATTACTGGAATAGAAATTGACGAACCTGACTCAATAGACTTTGTTGTTACTAAATCTAAGAATAATTGTTTTCTATCGAAAGCTGTTAACACTTGACCATAATAAATCTCAAGTGCATTTTCCATTTCTGTTGGCAACCCTCTAGTAGCTGCGTTGTTATTACCGATATTATTTACTAAAAAACTCATGTTTTTCCTTAATGTTTTATTTTGTGTAGCATCTGCTGCTTATTTTCAGTCCTCTTTAAGTTGTCCAATGTTTCCGAACGCATCTTCCACAAAGGGCTTACAGAAGTTACATCAAACTAGCATTAGGAATACTGAAAAGTACCAGTTATACAGTTGGTTCTGTTGTAGGTTGTTACACCATACGTAAGATACGATAAGTACTTAGTAGTACCTTAAGTCTCCTTATAAATACTCGGCACCTCAAAGGAGACAAAATAGATGCCAAGCGAGTGGTACGAAAGTATAAACTTAAGCCTCTCTGTTCATATTACTGATTATAAGATACCTTTTTTTCTTGAAGTTAAGTATCTGTTGTCTACCATTCTAGTATATTTAGGGTCTTTACCATAAAGTCTATTAGTCATAGCCTTTTGCCATTCATTCTTATCAGTAAATGGTTGTAGACCTCCATTACCGTCAGCATCACCTTCTAATCTTCTAGTAGGAGCAGGAGTAGACTCTCCTTTTCTGAATTGCATAAACTCTAAAATTTCTGTAGCTCTTTTAGTGTCAAACTTAGTTAGAGCATCATTATATTCATTAATCATTTGAGTAGACAAGTTATCAGCTGCCCAAGTAACTAACTCTTGGTATCCTTCTTGTCCACCAGTTTTAGACATAATAGACTCATTAAAAGAGTTACCCATTTGTTGTCTAGTTTCAATGTAAGTATCTACATCTTGTTTACTAAACCCTAATTTCTCTAGTTCACTGTAAGAAGCTTCTGATAAACTACCATTCTCTACAAACTCTTGACCATACTTATTAACATCTACTTGTGTAGGGATATTTTCATCAGTAGGGTTTTTAGGCTCTTCTTTAGGTTCTTCTTTAGGCTGAGACATTTTTTTCTCAAGTTCTTTGTAGGCTTGTAGTAAATCTTCTTGTGATTTAAACTTACCATCAATTAAATCTTCTTTAGGAGTACCGTCTTCGTTGTAACCTTCTGGTGTACCTTCAGCTCTCTCAGCTTCAGTCCTTTGTGACTCTTTGAACCTAGCTAAAGCCTCTTGTTCAATTTGTTCTCTTTCAGAAAGGTGAGAGCCTTCTTGACCCTCTACATTACCTTCTTGTACAACTTGATTATTATCTACTTGACCTTCCATTAGTCAGCCTTTGTAGTAGTTCTTTTTTTAGGTGCTTCAACAACTGCTGGAGTCATGTCCAATGAGTTAGGATAACCTCTCTTTGCTTCTTCTTCTTTATCTCTTAAGTAATAGTCAGCATCTGTGATAGCATTTCTATTTTTCTTCTTTAAGTTTTCTTGTTTTAATTCATATAGTGATTTTGTCTTTGCCATAATTTCTCCTTTAAGGCTATTGTTTATTGTGCCATTGTGGCTTGATTAACTAAATTACCAGCACCTTGTTGTAGTAACTGGTCTTGCTGAGCTTGTTGTTGCTCACCTTGTATTTGTTCTTGAGACTTGATTAAATCTGATGTATCTAATGACAATGCATTACCAATCTTACTAATATAGGCATCTATGTTCATTCTTTGTAGAATAAGCTCTGGTGACCCTATCTCTTGTAGTAGACCATTGAATTGTCTTAGTTTATCTAGCTCTAAGTTTCTACCTAATGCTTCGATACCAGTAACAATAACAACATCCATCATACCTTCAGGTAGACTAATTTTTTGTTGTTTTAGTAGTTGGTAAGCTAAAGGTCTTTGGAACTCTAATGATAAAATTGAATAAATACCACCTAAACTTTGTTCTAAGTCAGCTGCCATATATCTAATCTCTGTAGCTGTTGTTCTTTCACTATCTCTAGTTGCTGAAGAAGCTACAAGGAATGCTTGTTCTAATCTTCTAGTAACATCTTGTACTAGGTTCATAGGAACTTGAAGGTCACTATTTTTGTCTATTCTCATAGTTGTAAGTTCACTATCAAAGTCACCTACAATAGCAAGACCATTCTCTGCATTATTAATATCATCTACATCAAGAATACTACCAGGTTTTACACCGAATAATACTCTTGCCATAACTGATGAAGCTTCTAATAGAAGTTGATATAGACCCTCAAGAGACCTAAAGTCACCTAAGTATTGCTCTACTAAACCTCTACCATAATGCTCACCATTAATAGATGTCCATCTTAATGGAATAAAAGGTAATTCTTCTTCTTTTGAATAAGTAACATCTGAACCCTCAACGAAAACATCTTCTACTTCCTGATACTCATACCATACACCAGCTCTTTTAATAGCTCTTGTGTAGATTTCTATCTTCTTAGCAGGGTCAAAGTCTTCACTAGCTTCTAACTGGTCTCTTATGTCATCTGGTAGTGTACTGTGTGTAATACCTTCTTTAACAATAATCTCTAAAGGATTACCTCTAAAATCTCTAACTATTACATAATTAGACAATTTATAGTTCTTTATACCATCTTCGTGTTTATAAAGCATAGCATTACCAGCTATAATTAACTGTTTTACTGCATCGAAAACTGGGACTCTAATAGCTTCTCTTTCAATAGACTTCATCATCTCTTGTTCGATAATCATTAAGTTCTTTTCTAGCTCTTCATCACCTGAAGTACCGTTTTCTGTTGTAGTTTCCTTAGCTTGTTCTTTAACTTCAGGAGCTGGTAGTATTCTAAAGAAACTTGTATTAGGTGGTAGTAAACTAAGTAACAATTTACTTGATAGGTTATTAACCAATCTACTACCCACTGCCTGATAAGGTGTTTCTAAAGCTGCTGTCTCTGAATGACCACTATCAGGAACTACTGATGGTATAGTTAATTTAGCACATTCCCTTGCTCTATCAAGAACAGTAGACCTATCAGCATCGAGCTTTTTAAATCTAGCTTTAGCTGTTGCTTCTGCTATAATATCTTGTATATTTAGTTTACTTTGTGCCATTTAAGTCCTTATACTGTACCTACTGTTGTTGAGTCAGTTGTTGTTGCACCACCTATTGGAATTTGTAGTGATTTAGCACCTTTCTTTTGTGCTTCTTTCATTTTAGCTTCTTCTTCTTCAGGTGTAACTGCCTCATCTTGTGTTGCTGTTTCCTCTGCTGCTGGAGCTGCTGGAGGTGGAGTATAGATAGGAGTAGGCGCTGATGAACCACCCTTACCTCCACCACCGAAACACTCTAGTGAGTCTACTGACCCTTCTAATCCATAAATACCTTCGTCTGTAATAGACACTTCTGTTGCTGTTAATCTAGCAAATTTACCCATTTAATATCCTTTTCTTGTATTTGTTTAATCTATTTTGAAACTTACTTCTTTTAAATAGATTAGTTACCATAATAGGCTCACCACCTACTAGTACATTGTTAGTTGTGTTAGCTGATGTAGTAAATGTAGAACTTACACAATCTAACTCTAAGTCTTCACATATCATACCAATCATAGTATATAGTAACATTACTGCCTTACCACTACGATATTCAGGAAGAACATACATATAGTCATTCACAACAGTAGGAGTGGTCATTCCATACTGGTCGTTAACATAGACTACAATAAACCCTATAGGTCTATGTTCATTATCAAGTACGTAGTAGATGGTTTTGTTTTGTTTGGACATCTCTTGTAACATTCTATTACATATTAGACGAGAACCAATATAATCATCACCATGCATCTCTCTGAAGTACTCTACCATTAAATCGATTATCTCTTCTCTATATTTTATGTGGTTGAATGTCTCTAAGTGCATTGTCTTCCTTTTCCATTAAATTAATTAAATGTTTTAAAGCTTCCTGGTGTCCTATTAATCTTCCTAACTCATAAGAGTTTATTTCTGTAGTAGGTAGTTGATTAGGAAACTTCTGTATCATCATGTCTATTATTTTTTCTAATTCTTTAGTCATCGTTAACTCAGTCCTTAAGTATCTTTAAGTATCTTTAAGTATCTTTAAGTATCTTTAAGTATCTTTAAGTATCTTTAAGTATCTTTATTTTGTTATTTATTCTAGTGTGTCCCCTCTGTTAAAGTGATACTACCCCTAGACCCCATCAATAGGGGGCTGTGGAGGTGTCCAATATACCACTTCTTTACCATTCCATTGGTGCATATTTGCTAATCTCATTGTATTAATAGCATCTTCTTCTGTCATACCTTGTTTCTCATATAGACCTACTACTACTTGCCACATATCATATTCATTATCAATATCTTTAAGTGCTTTAGTAGCTTTAACCTTACCAATGTTCTTACAGCCTTTGTAGCCATCTGTAGGGTCTCCAACAAGTGTCTGCCAGTAAGCAAACCTAATAGCTTCTTCTTCATTTATTGTTACTTCTGTATCATTACCATAATTATAGTGAGTACCTACTGTTTGGAAAAGTACATCTTTATCAATAGCACACAAAATATAGTCATCAGGGTGTTTAGTCTTTAAGTGGACTACAACATCATCTGCTTCTAAACCTTCAATTAACTTAGCTTTGTGGTTATCTATAAGGTGTTGTTTAAGTAAGTCGTAACCTTCTGGTTTTCTTATCTCTTTTCTATTTTCTTTGTAACCTAGTGGGTTATCATATCTAAAATTACTACTACCAGTTAACCAAAGTTCATAGTCATCACACCCAGTAGCAAATAGTATGTTATCAATTAAACCATCAATAGTAGTTATCAGTTGGTCGTTATTAGTAGAGTATGTAACTATTAGTTCATCTTCTAAACCAGCTTCGTATTCATTTTCATTCCATAGTACTTTTTCTTCAATAGCACAAGCTACTCTGTAAAGTAAACTGTCTGCGTCAACCAAGGCAAGCATTAAGCTTCCTCAGTTTCATCTTCTTCGATATCAGCCTCTTTCATCTTCTGTGCTGTATCTTCAAAATCTTTGATAATATCTTCAATATACTCAGTCTTAATTAAAGGCTCACCAGCATCTAAAACGTACTGTAAAGCTTTATCAATAACTGTATAACCTTCTTCTGGATGGTAGTATGGTAATTGTAGTTGGTTGGTAACCTCAGCAATATAACTATTCATGTACTTCATTGATGTTTGTACACCTTCTGGGTCTAGTAATGTAGTTGAGATATCCTTGATATATTTAGCTGATAAGTTACAATAAATACCAATTAAATACTTTAGGTCTTCTCTAGTATAAGAACCTCCTGATGTAGCTATAATACCTAAGAATGACTCTCTGTATCCAGCATATGTTGTTCCGTCTACTTTAAATTTGTTTGCTTTTAATAAACTCATGTGTTTTCCTTATCTTGATGCCAATAGGCTTTGTCTTTTTTCCTTAGTGTTCATTACGTAAGTTTCTGAACTCCAAGCACCACAGCTTTTACAAGCATATCTCTGATATTTACCTTTATTAGTATGATAGTAACCTGACCTTATAATGTCGACACTACCACATTTCGGACAACACATAGTATCATGGTCATCACCAGTTGTTATATTAGGGTGTGTTGAAGCGAATGGTCTAAGTTTTTTGTATACTTCTTCTAGTACAATAACATCATATCTATTGTATAGTTCCATCTCTGCCCAAGCATCTGGGTTACCCTTCATACATTCACTCCATAAACTAAACCCTGCAAATGCTTGATGCTTAAGTTTTTTATGCTTACACTTAAGTACTTCAGCTAAGTGTGCTAGTGAGTTACGTCTAAATCTCATCTCTTTTTTAGCAATAGTTAATGTGTCTATTACTTTGTATGGACTAGGTGGTTTGATGTTATTTATTACAAATCTTGTATTCATCATAGGCACATCAAATTTTTTACCATTGTGTGCTACTACAAAATCAGCCTCATCTAATAACCTAACAAACTTAGCACATATTTCTGTATCATCTTCTGTTCTGTTTTCAAGATAGTGTACATCTTCTTCATCTAACCATTTGTAGGCAATAGACATAATATAACCCTCATGCCTAATGTCTTGATTAAGCCCTACGTTTTGTTTCCATGCTCCCCAGACAAAAGCCTGACTTGGTGCTGTTTCTATATCAAATATTAGTATTTTCATATTAGTACGACCACTCGCCAGTCATTCCTACAACTGAATATTCTGTAACCTTACCTTCGAAAAAGTTCTGTAGGCTACTACCATTATTTACTTCATCAAACCAAGGTAGAGGATTACTAGTTACGTTGTAATTCCCTTTTAGTCCTAGTTGAATTAGTCTTCTATCTGCTATATACTCAATATACTTTTTAACATCTTCTTTAGTTAGTCTATATGGTTCATATGTATCAAAAGCAAAATCAATGAAAGCTTTCTCAATCTCTACAATTTCTCTTGCAGTAGAATAGATATGTCTTTTAAAAGTATCGTTAATTTGGTCTTTATTTTCATTGCACCATGTTCTAAATAACATTGAGTTACCTTCTACATGAACTGTTTCATCTTTAAGAGACCAGTCATTTATCTGACACATACCAAGATATTTTCCTTCTCTCTCAAAATTCTTAAGCATAATAAAGCTTCCAAATAAAGATATACCTTCAAGTAATATTCCTTTAGCTAAAGAAAGACCAAAGTTATTTTTAAATACAGTATCTTGCATATATGTATTTTTTTCTAAAGTTTCTTTGTGGTTTAAAAAGTCTGTATAATAGTTATCTGGGAAACCTAATGACTCGTTTAAGTGAGCATAGCCTTCCTGATGAATAAACTCTCTAGCCATAAAGCTAGTTAACATACCTCTTACTTCGTTGTTCTTAATTTGGATAATTAGTGGTAGGTATCCACTTGCTACATTGAAATCTGACTGTGTAAACATACTTAATATGTTCTTAATAAAGGCTTTTTCTTTAATAGGAGCTTTTTTATAATCCTCTAAATCTTTAGTTAAGTCTGCTTCCTCTGCTATCCAGTGTGAGTTTTCTGATAGTTTCCTATAGTTCTCAGCCCACCCATATTTGAGGGGCTTATAAGTTTTACTTTTTTCTGTTAACATTTTTATCCTTCACAAGCTAAACATTCATTCAAGCTACCTTGAACACCGTCTTGTAGAGCATCTCTTTTAACCTCTACATTAACCTTCTCTACTTTACCAGCTGACTCAGTTCTTAAATAGTATAAACCTTTAAGTGGATTACCGATACCATCTTGTCTAAAGGCTCT